GGGTCGGACTTGGCGGTGCGATAATTGCATTCGGTGAGGCTCACGCTACCGCCCCCAACGAAATCCATTTCCGCAATAGTACGAACACCACACGGATGACCATCCTATCCGGCGGCAACGTGGGTATTGCCAATATTGCCCCAACTCATACATTAAGTGTTACCGGTACCGCATCTGTTTCCGGTAATATAACAGCAGGTAATGTTGCAGCAACAACATTCACCGGTGCATTAACAGGTAATGCAACTACAGCAGGTACAGTAACAACTGCGGCACAAGGTAATATCACAAGTGTTGGTACATTGACAGGTTTAAGTGTTTCCGGTAATATAACAGCAGGTAATGTTGCAGCAACAACATTCACCGGTGCCTTAACTGGTGCTGCAACTACAGCAGGTACAGTAACAACTGCGGCACAAGGTAATATAACAAGTGTTGGTACATTGACAAGTTTAAGTGTTACTGGTAATATAACAGCAGGTAATGTTTCAGCAACAACATTCATCGGTAATGCAACTACAGCAGGAACAGTAACAACTGCGGCACAACCAAATATTACAAGTACCGGCACATTAACAAGTTCAAGTGTTACTGGTAATGTAAATATCAATACTGGAACACCGGTACAATATAATACAGATGGATCAATCATATCTGGTAGGCTATTAGGTAGGTATGCTAATCGTACGGGTAATATTAATTCTTATTTTGCTGATTATAACGGAACCAATTCTATAACATCTACTGATGCATTAAGGGCGGGCCAATTGGGTCGACAACTTGATTCTGGTATAGGAAATAGTAATATATCAATGGCGCTTGGTACTAATTATGGCAGTAAAGCAGCCGGATTGGCATTTGTGTCAGGAACTGCAGATGATGTTCTTGCAATAGCAATAAATGGCACACCATTGTATCTAGGTAATGTAAATGCAGTAATGTTGGGTTACCCTACAGTGGGCCCTAGAATATTAGTTCAAGACTATGCATTACTTGATAGTGCGCCCAATGTGATTACCTATATAGCAAATACTCACTCTTTCAACGGTAATGTAAATATCAATAACAATAATGGTAATGGTAATGTAAATATCAATACTGGAACACCTGTTCAATATGCTACAGATGGATCAATCTTATCTGGTAGAATGTTAGGTAGGTATGCTAATGCGGCAGGCCTTGCTGCTAATATGTTTGCTGACTATGACGGTACTAATACGATAACTTCAATGAATGATGGCTTAAAAGTACTTTCGTTGGGTTCATCAACTTTTACTAATATAGGAAATAGTAATATATCAATGGCGCTTGGTACTAGTTACGGCAGCAAAGCAGCCGGATTGGCATTTGTGTCAGGAACTTATACAGATATTCTCAGGCTGACAACAGGTCTGGAACCATTGTATACAGGTAATGTAAATGCAGTAATGTTAGGTTATCCTACAGCGGGGCCTAGAATATTAGTTCAAGACTATGCATTAGCTGATAGCGCAGCCAATGTGATCACCTATATAGCAACTACTCACGATTTCAACGGTAATGTAACAGTGGACAGCCTCACGTTTTCTGATACCTACGCTACTGGCATCAGAGACCTCAAGGCTATCAACAGCGGACAGCTTGCTGGCCTACGCAATCGGATCATCAACGGGAACATGATGGTGTGGGGGCGTGGAACGTTTATAACCAACCCCGCAAACGGATCATTTTTAGCAGACCGATGGTTCCTAGTTACCACCGGAACTGTGCCTGCCGTAGCAACGCAGTCCACCAATGTCCCAAATGCACAGTCTCTGTACTCGCTACTCTACAACGGGTCTGCGGGGAACACCGTGATTTCCCTCGCACAGCGCATTGAGTCGTTAAATATGTACGACATGAGCGGACAGATTGTGACGGTATCGGCGTGGGTCTACTCCAGTGATTCGCGCACGGTCACCATGGACCTTGTGTACCCAACTGCCACTGACAACTACACCTCGTACATCAACCTCGGGTCTAACGTATCTGAGGCCGAAACTGGGTGGAGAAAAATAACGTACCAGTACACCATACCGGCGCAGCAGTTCGGCCTGCAGCCTTCGTTGACGTTCGGCGCGGTAGGGGCCGGGATATCGGTCGGCATAGCGCAGGTACAAATTGAGATTGGTTCCGTGAACACTAAGTTTGAGCAACGGTCTTACGGGCTGGAGCTGTCGCTGTGCCAGCGGTACTTCTACAAAACCTACGATCAATCTCTGACCCCTGGCGCGGTGGGTGGCAGTGCCGGATCTATAGGGGGGATTGCGACAGCCGGTGGGCTAGCGGTAATAACTGGTTCGTTCCCAGTGACCATGCGTACTACCCCGACGGTGGTCTACTACAACCCAGTAAGTGGGGCTGTCGGCACATGGATGGACGGTGGCGCCACTGCTAGGGCGGTGTCTATGACAGCGTCGGGGTCATCCGGCGTATTGACCCTGTGTACCGTTTGCGCAGCATCATCATCTCTTGTCGGGCAACTCACCGCTTCCGCAGAATTTTAAAAGGCTATCATGTACAAACTAACCAACACAACTGCCGTCATCCGGCTCTCTGACAGGGCTTACATTCCGACAGACCCCGCAAACTCCGACTACCAGCGATACCTTGCGTGGGTAGCAGAGGGAAACACACCAGAGCCCGCCGATCCACCGCCGGTTGCCACGTACCAAGAACTCCGCCGTGCAGCCTACCCCGACGCCACGGACTACCTCGATGGGATCGTTAAGGGTGACGCGGCTCAGGTGCAGGCTTACATCGCTGCGTGCCTAGACGTTAAATTGAGGTACCCCAAGTGATTGCCAACGAAATATCGTTTATCACCGTGGCGAAAGCATTATTGAAGTTGCAGTTGGCAGACTTTAACAATAAATAAGATATAGGAATAAAAATGACAACATACGCATATACAGCAAACATTGCAACACCAGCAGCTTCGGCAAACATTGCAACCGATAAAGTAAGAATAGCCACTTCTAATGCAGCTATTCAATACACTACTAGTTACCCTAATGTAGCACTAAGTGGAACTGTAACATGTGCTACTAATAGTAATACAGTAACCGGCTCAGGAACATTATTTTTAACAGAATTAGGAATCGGTTATTGGATTGGCAATACTACTGGAAACACAGTTGGCATTGTTAAATCAATTGCCAATAACACTAGTTTAACACTAACAGCAAATGCTGCTGTAGCAATATCAGCTACTACAGCAAGATATAATCCTTACGGTGTGCCTTATACAGTGGCAACTGCAAATAGTGAAGTCATTCCGGCAAACACTGTAAATAATAGTATTATTGTAGGGCAGGGTAACATTGTTTCTTTCTTAACCGTAGCAGGAGCTAACACTATATTCTCTATTACAGAATTGGGTATGCCGCATCCAAACAGCGGCACCTCTGGTGTTAATCCAGTTGGAAATAACCCATCCGGACTTCCCAACTATTGATTTTTAGCTCCTTAAGATAAATATATTGATATAGCATAATAAGGTGCTTCGTAATGTTCTCATTAACGGCGGCTAGAACCCGCAACCCATAATAGGAGAAATCAAAATGGGACGCCCTCTAAAAATCGCAAAGGCTCAAGCAGTCTTAACAATCACAAATACAGCAACAACAGGCAGTATCGTTACAATTTCAGGTGGAAATCTAACTACAACCCCTACAGTAGGTGTAGCTAACGGTATGTCATTTGTACCTGCATCAAGCATTAGTGGTTTAGTAGCCAACACAATATATTATGTTGATACTATTTTATCAAACACTACATTCAGCGTTTCAACTACACAATTAAGTGTTCAACCTCGTGTGATGGCTACATTAACTAATTCATCAGGAGGCACGGTTAAAGCATCTTTTAATGTCGTTGATGCATATTTCAATAACCCAGTTGGTGGAACTGGTTTTCCCGCAACAAATGCTAATACATATAGCGTAGTAGGTGGTAATACAGCTATTATCGGTAAGCAAGTACTTGCACAAGTTGCTATTGGTGTTAATGGTACAGGTACATTGTACTCTGCAACTAATACCGCTTATGTAACTGGTATTGGTACTGATTTGGCAAACACATTAAGTGTAGGTTCTGCTATTCAAGTTGCTAGCGCAAACATCAACGGTAGTACAAATTATACTACGATAGGTTTTGCTAACACCGTTGGTGGCTTCACAGCAATTGCTGTTGCTAACACAAACAACACCGGTAACATCATTCGTACTACCGGTAATGCTCAGACATTGTTTGCTAATGGTACAGTAAGATTTACTGCTAACTTGGGTGGTCTAGTATCTGGTCAAGTTTATTTTGTTAAAGCAATTGCTAACGCAACTGCACTTACTGTTTCAGAAACATTGGCTGGAGCAGAAGTTGATTTGTCTAATGCTACGGGCACACCTGATGCACAACAAGATGTAGTTGAACTAGTTGCAAACGCCGCAGTTGCCTCAACAGGCGCCGCATTTGTCTATGCAAATGATGAAGCAGGTTTCATTGTTCGTCAAAAGGGTAAGCAAAAATATTTAGTTACAGGCACAGTTACTGGATTAACATCACAGTGCTTTACTGCAAATCTTGCAAATACCGCATTGACTCCTAATACAATGCGGATTCTTGCTACATATGCTAATAGTGCTACTCAAACGGTTCAAAGTTTAAGTGATCACGTTGGCGAGTTGTTTACTGCTACTTCTGGTCCAGTTGCCACCGGTAATATTGTATTTCAAAATGCTACTCCGATATTTGCTACATTCAACACCGCAGCAGCAGCCAACTCAGTTGGTGCTCAGCCTTACGAAATAGTTTCTATTGCTAGCGCATAATCATGGTGCCCTCTAAAATGCAACCGGAAACTGAAATTGCAGTACTTCAGTACCAAGTTAAGAACCTTGAGGATAAAATTGGGGAACTTAAACTGAATCTGAGGGCATTACATGATGCAATTGAAGCTAATGCAGAAGAAACTAGAAAAATGCTGAAATCTATGCGCGAACAGGATGTCAAAGAACACAATGAATTAGCTAGTAAAATTTCTGCACTTGAAAAATGGCGATGGATGCTAATGGGGGCCGGTGTAGTAATCGGCTCTATGGGGTTACCTACAGTGGCAGCACTATTAAAATAAAAAAAGAGACTTAGGTCTCTTTTTTTGTAAGTGACTTTAATTTAGATTGAACCACATCAAAATGTACTGTGTTAAATAATCCCGGATGCAACGGTTTAGGATATTGATTATCACCCACCCATGCATAACCACAATGTTCGTCATTTAGTTTTGGTACAAACTCATCGTCTACTTCACAGAAAAATGTATGATAGGTGAATGCATGGTTGATAAATTTTTGAAGTGGAACTAATTTTGCATTATATGGAAAAGATCCTAGTTCCTCTTGACATTCTCTTGCGATCCCTTCAAATAGAGTTTCATCATCTTCTATCTTTCCGCCGGGTATTCCCCAGTTTCCCGGGTTCTTATTATCAGTACGCAACAGATATAGGTAGCGATCTGTTTTATTGCTATAAAAGAAAACTCCCGCTGCCTGGTTGCTCATACTATGATTTTTCACAGTATTAGATGACCACTGAATAATTTCCCTGATCGTACCAACCCTCAAAACTTTTCTGCCAAATATCATCTATAAAACGATATTGGACATTAGTTGTTAAGTTGGTTACATATTCTAATGTAGTTGGTGTTGCTACCGTGCTATCAAAGCTGACAACCCATTCACCAGTACCTGTGCTGTATTCAATGATATCATTAGCAAAAGCAATCACCGTGCCCCAAGAAACTGTACTATCACCCGGTGCACCAATATTTTCTACTAGTAAATATCTACGACCATTAATTGGTCCGGGTAATCCTGCATTAGGGCCTGTCATTTGAGGATTTATAACACCATCAACTGGAGTTAATGTATTTTGCGGCAATGTATCAGGGTCAATGTTGTAGATCAATACCCTATCATCGTTTGGATTGGGTACAATAGTACCTACAATTTCAGTAGTCATATATGGATTTTGCAGCCAAATTTGACTTATGCCCGGTTTAATAGTTCCGTATACATTCAATACACTGGACCAGTATATATCTGTATCAGGATTATCCGGTAGATTTAGATTATCATTAGAAGGATCAAATGCAATAGCCTGTGGTAATATCTGTAAGGTATTTCCTAATAACAAAATCTTATAACCATATGGTGTTATCTTTTGTCTGGTGCCCAATAACATGTCATCATTTTGCATATCTTGTAATGCATTACCTGAAAAAATACTTGCTATAATTTTCTCAACAACTCCCATCTTCTTGACTTTACTTGCAGTAGTGATCCATATTGGCATATAGAATTTCCAACTCAAAACATCAATGGGATTTCCAGTACCAACTGGAATAATACGACTGCTAAATGTCAATCCATCTTGAAACACGGCACTAAGACTTGTCCAGTCTAGAAAGTTATCAGTACTTTGAATTTCTAATGCAGGATTAAATATCGTTCCTATTTGTTCAACTAATTGTAATTTTTGATTATAGTTGGTTGTCCAAAAATCAACTGTGATTCTTAATGTATACGGAACTGGCATTAATCTTTCAACCGTAAATGCTTGTCCTTGTACAGTTTCATATTGTTGTGTTTCTTGATTATATGCTCGTTGACGAACATTAATCTTGTCTACGAACGTAGGATCCTGAGTCCATTTTTGATTGTACTCCAGACCACTTATATAATATGTAATTAACGGTGCGCTAGGCAAGTTACTTGCGCTATTATTAGCAATAATAGTTGCGGCTTGTCTACTACTATCACCATACATGATTGGTACACGCACAATAATATCATTACCTGCAGGGTCTTTACCTTTAGTAACTTCCCAGTTTGAAAATATTTTTCCAAACTGGATTAAAAATCTGCGTATCTGCGAATCATAGAAGAAGGCGGCCATGTAAATACCTTAAGGTTGTGGGGGAATTGGATCTGGTTGTAATGCTAGGGCAGTAGACAATGCTTGGCGTTGCGGAACATATGTACCGTCAGTAAGTTTTGTCTGTGCGGTATCATTGATGAAACCTGATAACAACGATTGATCTTGTGCAGTGAATCCCGTATCTGTTCTTATATTAGATGATATTCTAACCCATACTCTACCGTCCCAACGATATAATAGTTGTGGGAAGTAATCAATTCGTAAGAAATAATCACCTACTTGGGGACTTGTTGGGAAACTGATGCCAGCACCGGAAATAGAAGCACCATCTGAGACTCCATTAGGAGCGGTCCCATCACCTGTCATATAACCGGCACTATAACCAAAACTACGTGGACTACTACGAGAAATAAATTGAAATGCAGGATCACAATCTGCTCTCCAATCCATTTGTTGACTAATTGTTCCGGTAAATCCCGGAAGTTCAGGGTTAGCATCAGCAGTGGCGTATGTATTATCCGCGGTGCCATATGGCCCCGTGCTTGGTCCGCTACTAGTAACAGTTAGTACTATTTCACCACTAACTCTACCTGAATTTGTATCTGTTCTTTCTGGTGCTAGTGTGAATGTTTCTAAATGAGTGGTATTGAATACCTCTAATTTATCATACCCCATGTCAGCAGTCATATCCCAAATACTTTTTATTGCTGCCTTAGGTATTCTGATTACTGGACTTGCATTTTTATATAGGCTACTACTCACCATCATCACTGTACCTGTATAAGCAGGATTAGGTACTCCGCCATTTGTGTTTACATTGATAGGCGGAGCAGGATTGTTAATTGCTCTGGATAATACACCGTTACTTGAATATTCCCCGTATGTAGGTACAATATACAAATTATTACTATTGTAGCCTGATTTTGGAACAAGCCTGGCAGCTTCTTGAAGTGCAGCATTATTGATTGCAATGTTGGTATTGTAAGTAGCAAGAATATCTTTGAGATTATCTGCTGTATCCAGTTGCCAATATGTAGTATTAGGTGGGGTAATCCCTGCAGGAACATCAATCAATGCCGTATAATTTTTGTCACCGTAAGTAATAACATATCCTGCAGGGTACGGACTGGCAATATCCCAAATACCCAAGTAAGTATCTTGGTCTATCGGAGCAGTTAATATCTGACTAAATTCTTCACTATCAACTAGTGGTTCACACTTTATACGCCATATATGAGGGAACCAAGTTGGGCTGAAACCTTCACTTGCATAGTTTGCATCGGTAACCTGCATGAATCGCTTCAATGCGGTTGGTATAGTTTCTTTTAACGGATTATAATCAAGCAAGTGCGGTAACTCAATCACATCGCCTACCATCAATTTTCTACCAACTAAATCAATCATATCATTATAATGAACCGTAATGAATATGATATCATTGTTTAAGAATAATCCAAACTGACTCAAATCAAAGTCTAAATTCTGTACATTATAGTGACCACGCACACGGTAAACATTTGGGTCGTATGTTCTGTCACGATTCTCTAGAAATAACAAGTCTTGAATGTTAGTGGGGCTTAATACATCATAGTTTGGTTGTGTATAATCAGTTGAAGTGCCCTGATTGGTAGGGCCTAGGTATTTATGAACATACAAATCCGTGGCACCTGCGGTGAACTGTTCTGATATCGTTCTATCAAAAAAGTTGTAGTCGTTCGTTTTATTGGGGCGCCAAAGGCTTAATCTAGGCATAATTAATTCACTTTATTACTTATTTATCGTAAATATAGATGACGGGGTATTACCAAAACTTGACATTAAATGGTTTTGGTGCTATAATAGAATCTTAGACAGTAAAGAATAGGAAACAAAATGCGTAGTTTTACTTTTGATCTAGTAGACATGATGGATGCTAATGGGCGTTGCCGCACAGTTGAAGGTGCTAAGTGGAATAAGCTAGCACTCAAGATGGTCAGTGAGGGTCGTGCTACTCTTGTAGAAAACAGCCGATCAATGACCGGATCCGGGACCGCATTTAGTAAATCGCATGATGTATGTTATTTGCGTTTCAACAAGACAGTTACCGAAAAGGTAAACTAAAAGTAGTATACTCTAAATTTGACATTAAATGGTTTTGGTGCTATAATAGAATCTTAGACAGTAAACAAACGGAGTAAATTATGTCAGCATTACAAGCATACATTGACCAAAAGAACAAATGGAACCGATTGTTCAAAGGCAAAGAATATGAGTTTGAAACTGCTAAGGGTCGGCAGGGCATTGCCAACAGCCTTGATGCTGACTTGAGCCCAGAGAACTTGTCCTGCGATGGCGAACTGAGCCGCACCCAAGTTAACGCACGATTCAAACAATTGATGGCCGCAGCAACTCAGTTGAAAAAACTGGATCCTAGCATTTGTATCTACGAATTAGGTTGACATTAAATGATTTTGGGTATATAATACTCTTATCAACTCGCAAAACGGAACAAAAATGTCTTATATTCAACAAGCAATCCGCGAATGGGCTTGGATCGTGGGCGAGGAACGCCCGGATCAGCAATGGCTACTGACAGACTACGATTCATGGGTACCCAACCCGCACTATCGCGGTCCTGATCAAGGTCATCCCGAAGATTACTAAGATTAAGCAGGTTGACATTAAATAGTTTTGGGTGTATAATACATACTTAGACAGTTAATTAAAGGACAACGCAATGAATCAAATTCAGTATATCGCAGATGGTTACAACAAGAACCGTGAGCGGGTAGTTCTGTGGCGTACTGGCAACTATCAGTATCAACTGGAAGTTGCTGGCAAAAATACCAATTTCTCTGCTGAATATTATGATGCATTGGAGCGTTTCAAATCTCAAGTAGTTGAAGTGGTAGAAACTCCGGAAGATTTTGCTACTGTGGCTTGAAGGACAATATGATGAACTGTTTCCAAACCGTAGCATCTAATCTGCGTAACACAATCATGGGCAAGGAATTGCTGTTGGACACATACCAGAATCCATCAGTAAATCCTTACCCTAAAGGTGTAAAAGAAATGATGATTCAGATGTTAGGAATCAACATTGGCGAACTACGGCGTATCTTGCAGGATGTGGAACAATGTATTTCCAAGGAACCTGAGTTCTCTGACGAGGATGACAAAGAAACCCGTATGGTGATTAGTGCAGGGCGGTAAAATAAGTTTTGACATTAAGTGCAATCACTGTTATAATCTACTTTAGACAAAGATAGGAATCAACATGGCTACACGCAAACATACGGATGAGCATTTTGTAAAAGCACTCAACCCACGTGATGCTGATACAAAATATATGGGTGAAGAACCTTTCTTCCCACTTCAACCTAATACCGAAGCACGATTCTCGGCTCTTGCCCGCAGCTTTACTTGGTACACCCGATTCTATAGCAAAAAAGATGCTAGGGATTTGATGGCACAATATCTAGATTACAATAAACGCCCTGATGAAGCCAAATTGCTTAGGAAAGTGCATGAAAGTGAATTCATTCTGACATTGTGCTGGATAGCACGAATGACAATGCGCGGGCTAGAATTGACTGAGCATGAAGAACTTGCCTTGCAAAATGACATCAAACGACTGATCAAGACACTAACCGAAACAGAAGTGAAAACTAGTCAAACTAGTATTGCTAAGGAAACTGTAGTAGCAACACGCCCCAATATTCAGGAAATTCTAAAAGAAAAGGCGGGAGAAGCAGCAGGTGAAATGGAAGGGATGATTGACGATTTTGTTACTAAAGGTAAAGCAACAGAAAAGACAGTTGATATCGTGGCAAAATATAATGTTATGCCACAGCATATCCCAATCATTGTTGAAATCTGGAAACGCAAACAAGCTGAATTTCAGAAACTTTCTGACGGTGACGAGTATCTTAAAGAGGGTTACAGGTTTCTAGGTAAGGTTCAGATTCGTAACATTCTCAAATTCATTGATGGGGTTCTCAGTGACTTGAACAGCTACATTAGCATTAAGAAAGCAAGCAAGGCTCCTCGCAAGAAGAAGGCTGTACCTGTTGAAAAGATTGTTGCTAAATTGAAATACTTGAAGGTGTTCAAGGATGCGGCTGCAAAGCTAGACTTGATTAGCATTCACCCTACAAAGTTGCATGGTGCAAGTGAAGCGTGGGCCTATGATACTGCAAAGCGGCGCCTTCATCACTACATTGCTGATGAGTATAGCAAGGTGTTTACTGTTAAGGGTAGTACACTGCTAGGATTTGATTCAGCAAAGAGCGAAGTCAAAACACTACGCAAACCAGGGGAACAACTTAAAGAAGTTATGGGGAGCAAGCCGGCTGCACGAAAATATTTCACAGATATTAAAGCAGTAGCCTCTACGCCGAATGGCAGGTTTAATGAGTCAATGATAATTTTGAAAGCATGGTAATGAATATAGATTTAAACAAATACAAAGATTTCGTAGAAGCTGTAACAAGCAAAGCAAGCAATGACTTGACTACATTTATGGATACATGTGATCGGCTTGATGCTAATTACGAATTAGTTGACGGTGAGATGAAGCACGGTCCTGATGTTAACATCCCGTTGCTACTTACTGCATGTTTGGGATTAGCCGCAGAAAGTGGTGAATTTATTGAAGTGCCCAAGAAGATCATTTTTCAGGGTAAACCCCTCACTGATGAAAATGTCTTCCATATGAAACGTGAACTCGGTGACATTATGTGGTACTGGATAAATGCATGTCGTGCATTGAAACTTGATCCTAATGAAGTAATTGCAGAGAATGTACGCAAACTAGAGTCACGCTACCCCGGTGGAAAGTTTGACGCATTGTATAGCGAGAATCGTAAAGCTAATGATATTTAATAAGTAGGGCAGTAGCCCTACTTTCATTATTGGCTTATAGGCAGCGCCGCCTTGAAGTGTGCCATTAATCCGTCCACAATCCATGCGGTGACGGTAGTTAAGATGAATGCCAACATCCAATTTACAGGACTACCCTTCGGGATGCCTAAACGCCTGCTCACTAGCAGTTCACGTTTCCTGTACCTTACTGGTTGAGATAGAGTAATCTACTATAAGCATTGCCGCGTCATAGTGATAGCGATAGAGGGCGCGGGCTGGTTAAATCTACCTGATGAATTGAAGATTTAACACACAGCGAATACGGCAAAATCCCTTTACGGGTTAGTGAGACATAGACAATCCTCCACTGTAATTTTTGAATTCATCATCGCACTCCCGTAAGGGCCTCAGGAATAGACACCTTTTTGGCGAGTAGGTATTTTATATCTACTCGCCTTTGCCTAGAAATAGAATAAACAAATCAGTAATACCCAGATAAATACACTTATTAGGTAACATATATGTCAACATATCCAACAGCATCAGTTCTTTCTACACCAACTGGATTAAACCTAGATGAATTAAAAGAGTTATTATTCACTAATTTAAGATATCGTTTAGGTGATGGTATGATTGACCTTGAATTAGACCCGCAGCATTATGAAGCAGCATACACCTATGCCATAAAGATATATCGTCAAAGGGCACAAGCAGCCACTGAGGAATCGTACATATTGATGACTATTGAGAAAAATGTAGATACATATACTCTTCCCGCAGAGTTTATCAATGTTAGAAGTATTTTCCGTAGATCAATTGGTTTAGAAACAGGCCCGTCAAGTAGTAGTTTTGATCCTTTCTCCAGTGCTATTTTGAATACATACTTACTTAACTATAACTATGCCGGTGGTATGGCAACATATGATTTCTATGCAGGGTATGTTAAATTAGCAGCAAGAATGTTTGGTGGTTATGTAACATATACATTTAATCCAGTGTCCAAAGTATTGCGTATTGTGCGAGATCCAAAAGGATCAGGGGAACATGTATTGATATGGGCCGATGTACAAAAGACAGAAGAAATATTACTGCAAGACCCGGGTGCTGGAGTATGGATCGGTGACTTTGTTTTAGCTAATCTTAAACTTATGATCGGAGAAGCCCGTGAAAAATTTGGAACTATTGCTGGTCCGGGTGGTGGCACATCATTGAACGGTACTGCTATGAAAGCAGAAGGTAAAGCAGCAATGGAATTACTCATTGAAGATTTGAAGAAGTATGTGGATTTTTCTTTTCCCTTAACGTGGGTCCAAGGTTAGGATAACCTAAACAGTTTTCTTTTTCATACTCCTGTAATATAATAAGTAATATAGGAGCATTTCACATATGATTATTTTGGGGATCACCGGATTGATAGGATCTGGCAAAGACACCATTGCAGATTATCTCACCACACAGCATGGTTTCAAACGAGTCAGCTTTGCTGCTAGTCTTAAAGATGCAGTAGCAGCAGTTTTTGGATGGAATCGTGAGTATCTAGAAGGCACAACAAAAGCCAGCAGAGCATGGAGGGAGAAAAAAGATGAATGGTGGAGTAATCGTCTAGGTATGAACATTACTCCAAGATGGATTCTACAGTATTGGGGAACAGATGTATGTCGTAACCATTTTCATAATGCCATCTGGGTAGCAAGTGTAGAACACAAACTCTTAAACTCTAAAGAAGATGTTGTAATCACAGACTGTAGGTTTGACAATGAAGTTGCTGCTATTAAAAATGCAGGTGGAATAGCTATTAGAGTACAGCGTGGACCAAATCCTGAATGGTATGATGCTGCAATTGCATATAATAGAGGACCAGATGGTAATTCATATTGGGCACTAAGTAAAATGAAGTTAGACAAACTAAAAATTCATGCTAGTGAGTACAGCAGCATAGGATTAAAATATGATTATGTTGTTGAAAATAATGGAACAATTGATGAGTTACATACCAAGATTCATACTATTATCAATAGTCAATCTCAAGGTCTCCCCGTCTCCAAGTAATCTCTTTCTTTTTCACAACTTCTATGCAGTTTAAGCAAATGCTGCGTAGATTAGTTTGTTCATTGTGATCCAAGTGCCCATCAACATGAAATACTGTTATTTGTGTAACGAATAAACTCTTAAAGCCACATAAATCACATGTGGCTTTTTTCTTATAACCACTCTTAGTCCAATTGGCTTTTTGTGGTTTTTGCTTCTGCTTCTTCCTACTACATTCATCACATATGCTTCTGTAATGTGTAACACCGGCACGTTTATAGTTCACTGCTGCGTGATTCTTGTTACATTTATTGCAGAATGGCCGATTATTGTAATTGGGTTTTGAACCGTATGTGCCGTTGTCTATTGCTTTTTGTTTTCTTCTATCACGCTCGCCGACCCGCCTTTTTATTTTTTCTTCATTTTCTAATTTTTTAATTTCTTTGACCTTATTTTTTTCTTCCAGTTGACGAATTTTGGATAGCCGGTTTAGTTCTCGTTGATGCAATCTTTCTTCTCTTTTTTTGTTTCTTTCAAGTCGTTTTGCTTCATTGAAAGGTGCAATTGACGCTTTTTGTTTTTGGATGGATTCTTTACTTTTAGGTCTGCCTTTTGTCCAACCTGGTCCTCTATGTCCACCGGGAGCAATGTTCCATCCAGTTGCTTTTTTTGGTCTTAGTATTTCTTCCATTTCATAGCAATAAGATTCTTCACCGCATAAGATAACATCTTTGATTAGATTGTCCCATCCATATTTCCTAACTGCATGTATTAGATGTGGATTTTTATGTTTCTTGTTATTAATGTCATTCAAATGTCCTTTTAACCTACGGGCATAATCTTTAGAGACTCCAACATATCCGTCGGTAGCTGCATTAGTGTGTTCCGGTAGATGTATCCAATAGATAACAGTACTTTTTATATTCATGTAATTTCCTAAATACCTTTGAAGATATGCTTATTTATAAAAATGCAAGCAATTTGTTATTTTTTAAATTTTTTGCTAAATAATAGTATGCAATTAGGTTGTAAACCTCAGAATTTTACTAAAGGAAAAATAAAATGTCATTAACCTCACCGGGCGTCGAAGTCACTATCATTGACCAAAGTCAATATCTACCTGCACCAGGCGCCACCGTGCCGTTGGTAGTTTTCGCAACAGCACAGAATAAAGCAAACCCTTCTGGTACAGGTGTCGCAGCCGGTACTACAGCGGCAAATGGAGGTAAATTATATCAAATTACAAGTCAAAAAGATTTGGTAGATTTTTATGGTGTACCGTTCTTTTATACAACAACAGCAGGAACACCTATCCAAGGTTACGAATTAAACGAATACGGGTTATTAGCGGCTTATTCCGCATTAGGCACAACCAATCGGGTATATACATTACGTGCTGATATTGATCTAGCAAGTCTAGTAGGTTCAGTTGGTCGTCCTTCAGGTGCACCGGCAAATGGTGCATATTGGTTAGATACAACTACTTCTACATGGGGTATCTTCCAGTTCAATGCAACAACCGGACAATTTACAGCAAAAACTCCAATCGTTATAACAGACCAGGCATATTTAACCAATGGTGAACCTATTGCTAGTTTAGGTAATATTGGTGATTATGCAATTAATGCTACGGTTGAAGCTGATTCAGCATATCAACAATATTATTACAAAACTTCTAGTAATGTTTGGACAACATTAGGGTCCAGAACATGGCGAGGTCAATGGCCAACTGTTCAAGGTACAAATTCTAACCCTACATTAACTGCCACTGACACTTTAATTATTAGTTTAAGTGGGGTGTGGTCTACTACTGTTGCGGTGCCTGCATCCCCTTTTAACACTGTTCAAGGTGTTGCAAATGCTATCAATTCATTGGGATATAGCTATATTACTGCGGAGGTAGTATCAGGTAAATTAGTCTTATTATCTACTCAACCTTCAACTACTGGTAATCAATATCTTGGAATTACTGGCACAGGCACAGTGTTAGCTGATGTAGGGTTAACTGCACAAAATTACTATCAACCTCAAGTTGTATATGGTACTTCAGCAGAAATGCCGTTATGGTCAAGTAGTCAAACATATCCTCATCCAACTGGTTCAGTATGGATTAAGGCTAGCAATGCAGGTCTTGGTTTAACCCCGGTTGTTTCTGAATATAATGCAGTTACTGGTTCTTTTGTAGCAAAATCTGTAACATTAGCTACCAATAACTGGTCAGCAGATGCTACTATTGACGCCACTGGCGGACAAGCGATTCCGGTAGGTACTGTCTACGCACAATACGATTGGAGCTATCCTTTTAAAAACAGCACCTTTCCTATATATTTATGGGAAAGAGCAGCAACAGGGCCAACAGTGGCAACCGGCAGTGAGACAGCTTTCACAATAGCTTTGCCGTATACGTTGTCAACAGCAACTATTACAGTTCAAACCAGTATACCAAATAGTACTAGCTTGTCAAGTCAATATACTGTTACTATTCCTAATAATTGTACTCCGTTGCAATTTGTAACTAACTGGTTAGCTGCTGCTATTCCTTATACAACTGCATTGTTAACTACTGACGATGCTGTGCAATTAGTACATACTCAAGGTGGCGAAATTGTAATGAATGATCGTATATCAACAGCAGGAGCTAATCAAGGGCGTTCTGCCACCATACTAACACAAGCTGGCTTTGATGCTCAAATTACTCCTTTTGTTCAATACGATGGCCCACTTTCAGGTGCTAGTGTAGATTTTAATGGCATAGCTACTACAGGTGGTGCTGGCTCAGGATTGACAGTGAATGCAAATATTCAAAGTGGCTTCCTTTATGGTATAATAGGAACAGGTGTAGCGTCTGGCGGAACTGGTTATGCTGTAGGTAATACTATAACAGTTAGTGGAGCATTATTGGGAGGAGCTACACCGGCCAATGATTTATTATTAAAAGTTGTATCAGTGAGTTCAGGTGTAGTTACCGCAGTAACTTATTACAGCGGTGTATCTTCACTAAAAACTTCTATTCAAGTTAGTAACTGGATTCCACTAGTGTTTACAGCAAATGAAGGTGCTCCGGTAGCAGCTCCTGCACAAGGTACAAATTGGTTCTGGAGTGTCATTGACCAAGTAGACATTATGGTTCAATCCGGCGGACAATGGAATGGTTATAAAAATATAAATTATGACAGTACTGGTTTCCCGACCCCAACTGGAAGTAACACAACAGATCCAGCTGGTCCTATAATTGCTGCAACTGCACCAACAACTCAAAGTGATACTACAGCGTTAGTATACGGTGATCTATGGATTGATACCAGTGATTTAGAACTGTATCCAATAATCAGTCGTTGGGAATTTGATACAACAAGCATGACAGACATGTGGGTATTGTTAGACAACGCTGATCAAACAAGCAGCAAGGGTGTAGTGTTTGCTGATGCACGTTGGGCAACCAACGACAACACAAATGTAGTTGATGATCCTATTCCAAGTATCGTTAGCTTATTGGCCAGCGACTATGTAGACTTAGATGTACCTGATGCAGCATTATACCCAACAGGTATGCTATTATTTAACACACGCCGTTCAGGTTACAATGTTAAATCATACCAAGCAAATTACTTCAACGGCATTAATTTCCCTGATCAAACTTTGCCAGTAGAAACAGCAACGTGGTTAAGTGAAAGTGGATTGCAATCAAATGGTGCTCCTTATATGGGTCGTCAGGCGCAACGTAATATGGTTGTAATATCATTGCGTTCAGCAATGGATACTAACAATGACATTCGTGATGAAGATAATTTCTTCAACTTGATGGCTACTCCTGGTTATCCAGAATTACAACCTAATATGGTTGTGTTGAATGCTGATCGTGGTGATACAGGTTATATCTTAGGTGATACTCCAATGAGATTGCCATCAGATGCTACATCAATTCAAGCATGGGCAACTAACGCGGCAGGTGCTACAAGCACAGGTGAAGCAGGATGTGTAACACGTAATACATATTTAGGTTTGTTCTATCCAAGTGGTATCACAAGTGATCTAAGTGGTAATCTAGTTGCAGTTCCCGCAAGTCATATGATGTTGCGTACATTTATCAGAAATGATACAGTTGCTTATCCTTGGTTAGCAGCAGCAGGTACACGTAGAGGTAATATTGACAATGCAACAAACATCGGTTATATTGATAGTGCAACTGGTGAATTTATAACTACTAAGACACGTATTGGTATTCGTGATGTGTTGTATATTAACTTTATCAATCCATTAGTATTCTTTACTGGCATTGGATTGTTGAATTATGGCAACAAGACAAGTTTCAATAGTTCTAGTGCTTTAGACAGAACTAACGTTGCACGACTAATTGCGTATGTTCGTAGACAATTAACATTAGCAGCACGTCCATTCGTATTTGAACCTAACGATGCACTAACAAGACAACAAATTCAAGGGGTTATTCAAACATTGATGGTAGATTTAGTTGCTAAACGCGGAATTTATGATTATCTTGTAATATGTGATGAAAGTAACAACACACCAGCAAGAATAGATAGAAATGAACTTTGGGTAGACGTTGCAATTGAACCAGTCAAGGCAGCTGAATTTATCTACATCCCGGTTCGTGTATTAAACACAGGTGAGATAGCAGGAATATAGTAAACTAAAATAACCCCTTCGGGGGTTATCAGTTTAGTTAAGATAAATAAGATTAATAGGAGAAATATAAAATGGCAACAGCCTCACAATCATTGTTCAACATGACAGTCGCCTCTGATAATGCCGGCGGCAATCAGGGCTTACTAATGCCCAAACTACAGTTCAGATTCAGAGTTAATTTTTTGAATTTTGGAGCAGACACCAGTACGGTAGAGTTAACAAAGCAAGTTATTGATTGCTCTCGTCCCAACGTACAGTTCACAGAAATTCCAATAAATATTTATAACTCAACAATGTATTTGGCTGGAAAGGCTGCATGGCAAACATTAGCTATCAACATTCGTGATGATGCTTCAAACAGTGTGTCAAGATTAGTTGGTCAGCAATTACAGAAGCAAATGGATTTTGTTGAACAAGCAAGTGCGGTATCTGGTCAAGACTACAAGTTTCAAACAAACATTGAAATACTAGACGGTGGCAATGGTGCAAGTACTCCGGTAGTATTAGAAACTTGGGAATGTTATGGTTGCTTTGTTCAAACCGCAAACTATAATACATTAAATTATGTTACAAACGATGCAGTGACAATTTCATTGACCTTACGTTTTGATAACGCAATTCAATCACCTCTCGGTACAGGGGTCGGTACACAAGTACCAAGGACATTTGGTTCAATTACTACCGGTATCGGTGGTTCTTTCTAAAAAGAATCGTAACTAAATAAATCTAGCATGTCTGGATTTTATCAAAACTTACAAACAGACACTGCCGGAGCATTTTCCGGCAGTGTTTTCCTTCGTGATTACACTCACGCTAGTAAAACATTTAGACCCAATGCATATGAAAATGCTCCTAAATTTAAGTTTCTATTTCATGTTTACTTTCAACTTAATCCAACTGGATTGCCAAGCGACTTCAATTTGGCTAGTTACGGCCTATTAGTTAAAACAGTAAAACTCCCTGGCTTTAATTTAGACGTAGCAACATTGAATCAATATAATCGTAAAAGATTGATACAAACAAAAATCAAATACGATCCAGTTAATATTACGTTCCATGATGATAATGGAAATTCAATTAGAAAAATGTGGAAGGGTTATTACAATTACTACTACGCCGATGGAACAAAACCACAAGTTGTGTTTAACGGAGCAAGAGGAGATACCCCAATATCACAATTAACAGGAGGCGGAGGGTTCGCAGGTGAAACTGATGCCACATACAATAGCAGAACACAATATCAACCTTCTATTACTGGGAATGCAAGTTGGGGTTATCAAGGTAGTACTAGCGATCCAACTGGTCAAAAAATACCTTTCTTTAAAAATATAACAGTGTTTGGTTTCAACCAACATAATTTTGTAGCTTATACATTGATCAATCCTGTAATAACAGCTTTTAGCCATGATACATATGATTATGCTCAAGGCAACGGAACAATGGAACATCAAATGACATTGGATTACGAAACTGTAGTTTATAATGAAGGTGCAATAGATGGTAAGAGCCCCGATAATATCGTCACTGGATTTGGTGAGGAAGCTTTTTATGATAGAAGATTAAGCCCTATAGCAAGACCCGATGCAAATTCAAAGATATTAGGTCAAGGTGGATTAGTTGACGGTGCTGGCGGCACATTGAAAACTAATAGAAATATAGTACAAGAAACTAACACGGCGAATGGCACGGCATATAATACATTTAAAAATACAAACATAGTGAATATTGCAAAATCAGAAGTTGTCAATGGTATAAATAATTCAGTAGGACAAACCCCAAATAGAAATGTCAATGTAGCAACTCCTATATTTGGTGCTATTCAAAGTAGAATTGGAACTGCTGGAGCAAAATTATCAGGAGCACTATCTGCACCTCCACAGATAGGCGGTAATCCTTCCGCGGGTTCACAAACATCCGGTCAGAGTGGACCACAATAAAGTAAAAAAATGTCACAAATTATAGATAATCGTACAAACTTAGATCAAACAGTTAGAATTTTTGATTCTTTTTATGCGTTCAATTCAGTTGTTAATGCTGTAGAATATGATATCGTATATTCATATTTTGTATCTGTTTGTGCCTCTAAAAATATTGCAGCTAATTTTACTGCGGTGTTATTTAGAATAGCACAAGAAACACAGATACCTGTATTACAATTAATTGACCAAATCAAAGGTACAAAGAAAATGGAAATGAATCAAATTCTTGCTTACTATCTAAATAGTTTTAAAAGCAAAACTTCATTATATGGCATAGCTATCATACCAAAATCAAATCAACCAGTGGCACGAAACATAGTGCAATAAGTATGGCTAATTATGCTCAGGGTACTTATACTTGCCGAAATCCACAAAAGTATGTAGGTAAACATAAACCCAAATACAGATCGTCTTGGGAAATGCGGGTTATGATGTTTTTAGATGAAAATAAACATATTACACATTGGGCAAGTGAATCAATTTCAATACCGTATCGTAGCCCATTAGATGGAAAAATACATCAATATATTCCTGATTTTTTTGTGGTTTATGAAAATAAATCACATCAAATTAAGGCAGAAATAGTTGAAGTAAAACCAAAAAGTCAAACATCATTGACTGAAGCAAAAACCAGACATGATAAATTACATGCAATAGTTAACCAAGCTAAATTCCTATCCGCTACTGCATATTGCAAACAGCACGGTTATGTTTTTAGGGTCATTAGTGAAGATTCAATTTTTGCAAATACTACTAGTAGTGTAAAAAAAAGAAGATGACCTTTTTAGAAATGGGTCACGAAAGTAACTAAATACTTTCTATGACGAAACGACTAGAAGAACTTTTTGAACTGCCGCAAGATGAAATAGACACCTTGGCGAAACCAACACCAGAAAATGCACAGGAAATAACCACTGAAGCATTAGATAGTCTATCAAAAATAGAACAAGCATTACCTCAAGTCCGTGGATTAGAAGCCGCAGATGATGAGATGGATGCATTAGCTGAGATGGCTACAAGCAGCTACAAAGACTTAATTGATCTTGGGATGCAAGTGGATAGCAGATATGCCAGTGAGATATTTAATGTTGCTGGAACTATGCTTGGTCATGCTATTACTGCAAAAACTGCTAAACTAAATAAGAAGTTAAAGATGATTGATTTACAGTTGAAAAAAGCACAATTGGATCAAAAAGAATCAAGTAGGGACAAGGAAATTGAAGCTACCCCAATAGGAGAAGGTAGAGAACTTGATAGAAACGAGTTGCTTAAGATGTTGGCAGCAAAATCCACTTAAAAAGATAAATAATATATACAGGAATAAAAACATGCGAAGCCTTAAACATTTCATTGTTGAAAGTATACATACTTACAAGTATACTATCAAAATTGCCGGCACCATTGACAAAAACTTTATAGACATGTTTAAGTACAATCTAAAAAAGTTTGACCCAGTGGAAATTGGTGAACCAAAAAGTACTCCAATACAGAAATCACCATATGGTTTTCCTAACTTAGAGAACGAAAGTGTTACATTGATTAAAGTTGAGTTTAGATACCCAGCTACAGAACCAATGGTGCAACAACTTGCTCAGTTATGCGGATACAATGTTAACATGGTGCGTATGATATCAACTGCTTTTGATGATAGTATTGATAGTGAACAGGCGGGATATCAAAATGAAATGAGTCATAGCCCATTGCTTGATAAAGAAGAAATGGGTGAGCAGCCTGATGCCAAAGCAGCAAGCAAGGCGTACGGGGATTCATATTTACAATCAATCAAAGATCAAGCTAAAGAGTCTAAGATTGATATTCCATATGCAGGGACAAGAACAAAAGATGCGTTTGACCCGTTCAAGCCATATTTAGATGATAAGAAGATGGGGGACAAGAGCCCAATGAGTACTATAAAGATGCCACCAAAGCCAAAGACTGGCGCAGCATATAACCGTTAAGGAAAATAAAATGGATTTCAGAGATATATTAAAATCGTTTGACAATTTATCAGAAGCCACAACTACTACTGATACAGGTGAAGTTCACACTGCTGACCCAGGTGGTTACGGTCGTAAAGACGATGAAGATGCTGACGGTAACCCAGTTAAGCAAGCACCTCCTGCCGTGAAGCGTGGCAAAGGTCGTCCTCCAAAAGCAGCCCCTGCAGGTAGCAAGCCTGATTGGTCAGCATTTGGTGTAACAGGTAAAGATGTTAAGTTGCCCAAGTGGGATAAAAGTAAAACTACTAAGCATAGTTTGAAAGAATACTTTGATCAATTAACCCAAGCATTGAATGAAGCTGATCAAATTGAAATCAAACCGGCTTCACAAATGCCTAAGCAGCCCGGACAAACACTACAGCCCGGACAACAGCAACAAATGGCAGGTCAACCACAAAAGAACACACAAGTTATTGCACAAGGTGATAAGACACTAGGTACAGTTGACAACGCTCAATTAGCACAACAGATTAAACAATCTATTGGTAAAGGTGAACTGACTTTAATGCCTGATCAACAAATGGCTGAAGATGGTGAAAATTGGATCAAGGGTGCTATTAAGCATCCGGGCGCCTTCACCACAAAAGCAAAATCTCACGGTATGACTCCTACTCAATTCAGAGCAAAAGTCTTAGCACACAAAGAAGATTATCCTGCTAAGACAGAAAAGCAAGCACAACTTGCTACGACATTAAGCAAGATGCATGAGGCTGAAGCTCCACAGTACTTTGCACAATCAAGTCCACTAAGCACTGCTAATCGCGGTGTATTAGAAGGCAAGAAAGGTGTAAATCCTTTTGTCAAGAAAGATGACAAGGCTGAAAAGATTGGAAAAAAAGTTACCAAAGATATAGAAAAGGATGAGAAGAAAGGGAACGCACCTAAGAAAGGTGTTAATCCTTTTGCTAAGAAATCTGCCAAACCAGACTTTCTAGATATAGATAAAGACGGTAATAAGAAAGAGCCAATGAAGAAAGCTGTCAAAGATAAAAAGAAAGTTAAAGAAGGCATGGAACATAATTTACAAGCTGCAAGACTTCAAGGTAAAAGCCATGCACTAAGAAAAATGCCATACAATTGCACAAACGATGATATGGAAGAAGCAAGACACTATCACGACGGGTTCAAAGAAGGCTTAGATGAGTGCTATGGTCAAATGCCAATACTAGGTCTCACTGCAATTGGTGAAATGGGTCAAGGACCTGAAGTTGGCACAATGGCTAGTTATGGCGCACATGATGTAATGGATGAAGGCATGGGTAAAGGTGATATAGATATGTTTGGTGAAGATGATTATATGGATATTATCCAAGACATGATTGATAATAATCGCCGCTATATGAGTCCAAGTAGAAAACCAAGAGTAATGGCCGCAGTTAAAAAATATGTAGAATCAAACGGTGGAGTATTTGATCCTATGTTGTTTGAAGAAATGTATGATCGGATAGTATCATTCGCCCGAGATATATTTAACGAGCAAGGCATGGGTGAAGTAGATGAGATGGATAAGACTTCTTACATGAAGCAACAAGCAATTACAACGCCCGGTAACACTTTCAAAGCATTTGGACAAACAATGCTC